GGATGCAGTATAAACCGATTTCCCTCCCTCCGGAAGACAGCCAGTTCCTTTCCACCCGTGAGTTCGGTGTGGAGGAGATCTGCCGCATCTTCCGTGTTCCTCCTCACATGGTGCAGGACTTAAAGCGGGCGACCTTCAACAACATCGAGCATCAGAGCATCGACTTTGTGATGCACACCATCATGCCATGGCTCATCCGCATCGAGCAAGCCATCATCAAGGACGTGCTGATCGAAGAGGAGCAGGATGAATACTTCCCTAAGTTCAACGTGGACGGTCTCATGCGCGGCGATTACAAATCCCGCATGGACGGGTACGCGGTGGGCTTCGCTAACGGTTTTCTGTCGCCCAATGATATACGGCGACTTGAAAATATGGACCTGATTCCTGCCGAGGACGGCGGTGATGACTACTACCTGAACGGCTCCTACACCAAGCTCAAGGACGCGGGCAAAGCCTACGGCGCGAATGAGGTGGCGGAGCAGGAAAAGGAGCAGGAGACACAGCCGGAGGAGGAAGAGGAACAGGACAAACCCGATAAGACCGAGGAAGAGGAGGAACCGGGTGAAAGCAAAAACCACGCCGAGCGCCACGCACAGCGCAAGGCAGAGAGACGAGGCGGACAGCCTCAGAAACGGAGGTAAGAAGAGTGCAGAAATTCTGGAACTGGATTCACGATGATTCCGGCGGCAGGGTGCTCCGCCTCGAAGGGCCGATTGATTCGGAGTCCTTCTGGGGAGATGAGATCACGCCGCAGGCATTCCGTGATGAACTGTATGCCGAGGAAGGTGACATCACGGTCTGGATCAACTCGCCCGGCGGCAATGTGTTCGCCGCTGCGGAGATTTACACCATGATCCGCGACTACCCCGGCAGTGTGACGGTGAGGATCGCAAGCATCGCGGCTTCCGCTGCCTCTGTGGTGGCGATGGCCGGCAACCTGGTGCAGATGTCTCCCACGGCGCTCCTCATGATCCATGATCCTTCCACGATTGCCATGGGCAACACGAAAGACATGGAGAAGGCAATCACGACCCTGAACGAGGTCAAGGAAAGCATCGTCAACGCCTATGCTTTTAAGACCGGGCTTTCCCGGAACCGCATCAGTAAGCTCATGAGCGACGAGACCTGGCTCAATGCAAAGAAAGCGGTAGAGCTAGGCTTTGCGGACGAGATTCTCTTTGAGAACAAGCCCAAGGCCCCAGATGAAGAGGAATCGGATGGGAAGCCGGAAGAACCGGAGAAGGAGGAAGAAGGCGGCAATGAAGGCGAAGAGGAAGAAAAGAAGAAACCCTTCCAGCTTGCGGACGCCATTTGGCAGTACTCCACAAGGCTCATGGGTGAGACCATCCTCAATCGGCTCTGTGTGTCCGACGAGGTCCCTGAACCGGAAACCGATGCTCCGGAAGCGGAACCTGCCGAGGCAGGGGTAAACGATGAACCCGCTGCGGAAGCGGAAGAGAAGCCGCCTGTGATCGGCATGGACGGCAAGACCGAGGACGGCAGCGTGCCGTATGAAATCCTGAAAGACAAGCTGGAGTGGCTGAAGTGATGAAACGCATCGCTGATGCCTGCCCCGGCTTTTCTTATGCATCCCAAACCAAAATACAGACCGGCGCGACTTCGCCGGAGAAGGAGAATGACTATGAATAAGATCATGGAACTGCGCAATAAGCGCAACACCCTCTGGGAGCAGACGAAGAACTTCCTGGAGGAGCATCGCGGCGAGAACGGCCTGGTCGAGGCTTCCGCTGTCGAGCAGTACAACAAGATGGCGGGCGACGTGAAGGCCCTGGGTGAGGAGATCGAGCGTCTGGAAGCGCAGGCCGCTTTCGATGCGCAGCTCTCCCAGCCGACAACCCATCCCGTCAAGGGCATGCCCATGGCGAAGAAGGCGGAGAACGTGGCCCCGACCGCAACCGAGGAGTACGCCGGCGCATTCTGGAATATGATCCGCAACCGCGGCGACCAGATGGCGGTCCGCAACGCTCTGTCCGTGGGTGAGGACACCGAGGGCGGCTTTACCGTGCCTGACGAGTTCGAGCGCAAGCTGATCCAGGCGCTGGAGGAGAACAACATCTTCCGCCAGCTGGCGACTGTCATCCGCACCAACAGTGGCACCCGCAAGATCCCCATCGCCAACGACACCATGGAAGCGCAGTGGATCGATGAGGGCGAAGAGATCCCCGAGACCAACACCAAGTTCGGTCAGACGACCCTCTCCGCGTATAAGCTGGGCACGATGATCAAGATCAGCAACGAGCTGCTCCATGACTCCGCTTTCGACCTCGCGAGCTATATCGCGCAGCGTTTCGGTGTCTGCATGGGCAATGCCGAGGAGCGTGCCTTCTTTACCGGCGACGGCGATAAGAAGCCGCTGGGCATCCTGGCGGATGTGGGCGGCGCGGAACTCGGTGTAACCGCGGAAGAGGAGGAGATCGTGACCTTCGATGAGATCTTCGATCTCTACTACAGCCTTAAGAGCCCGTATCGCCGCACGGCGCAGTTCGTCTGCAACGAGACCCTGCTCCTGCAGCTGATGAAGCTGAAGGACAAGAACGACAACTATATCTGGAAGCCCTCTCTGGATATCGCCAAGCCCGATACCATCCTGGGCCGCCCGATCTGTACCAGCTCCTTCATGCCCGGCATCGCGGCCGGTGAGAAGGTCCTGCTGTTCGGCGATCTCAAGAACTACTGGGTCGCTGACCGCCAGAACCGTACCTTCCGCAGGCTCAACGAGCTGTATGCCCGTACCGACCAGGTCGGCTTCCTGACCACCCAGCGTGTGGACGGCCGCCTGATCCTTCCGGAGTCCGTGAAGGTCCTGAAGATGGCCGGAACCAAGGCCGTCACTCCGACGCCTGACCCGGACGAAGAGCCCAGCGGCTGATGAGGGATAACAGGGGCAGGGGAAGTTCCTCTGCCTCTTCCCTTCTATGGTACGGAATTTGAGGAAGGAGGCTGACAGATGAGCCTGATTACAACCGATGAAGCGAAAGCCTATCTCCGAGTGGACAGCTCCATGGAGGACGGCCTGATCGAAAGCCTCCTGATGACTGCCGAGAAGGTCAGCGCCGATGTGGGCAGGATGACTGCGGCGGAATGGGATCTGCTCTGCGACGAGAGCACCGAAGAGATGACCGTCCACGGCGAGGACATCCTTGTGGGAGAGATCCTGCAGCTGAGGAGCCTCATGCGGACGGCAGTGCTGTTTTCCCTCGGATATCTGTATGAGCACAGGGAGGAAGCCGACCACCATGAGCTGGTGATGACGCTCCGGAACCTCCTGTCCTCTGTGCGGGAAGGGGTGTTCTGATGGATCGGAAGATCGCAAGGTTCAATGAACGCCTGACCGTCCAGAAGAATGAAGTGGTGGTCGATAAGTACGGCAACCACAAGAACGTTTGGACGGATTACTATTCCTGTTACACCTATGCCAGCACCTATCAGTACGACAAGGAGAATGAGGCTGCTACCACGACGGAGGAGCAGACCATCAACTTTGAGGTCCGGTACTGTACGGAGCTGGCAGGGCTCGACAGCACACACTACCGGGTCGTTTTCCGGGAATCCATCTATGACATTCAGTCGGTGGACATGATGAACTACCAGAAGAAAACCATCCGGATCGTCTGCAAGCTGCAGAAGAAAGTCGGTGCGTCATGAGCAGGACGGTAAGCATCGATGAGATGGCAGCTGCCATCAATGAGGGGCTGGAGGAGTACGCAAACCTCTCCGCCGAGGGTGTGAAGTCTGCCGTGAAGAAGACTTCCAAGGCTGTAAAGGACCAGATCAACGGTTCCGCGCCTGTGAGGACGGGACGCCACGCTAAGAGCTGGAAGGTCAAGACCACGGCGGAAAGCAGCCAGAGCCTTGAGCAGACGGTCTATTCCCCCAACCGCTACATGCTGTCCCACCTGCTGGAAAAGGGACATGCCAAGCGGGGCGGCGGCCGGGTACGCGCCATTCCTCATATTGCGCCTGCGGAGGAGATGGGCATCGAAATGCTGGAAGGCCTGATCGAGAAGGCGCTGAAAGGGTGACGATATGACGCATGAAGACGTAATGGCGATGCTGGAGGAACTGTCACTTCCCGTCGCTTATGACCACTTTGCAGAGGGCGAGTCTCCGGACCCGCCTTTTCTCTGCTTCCTGTATCCAACCAACGCTCCTATCGGCGCGGATGACATCGTGTACTACCAGTTGACGCATCTGGATATTGAGTTGTATACGGATGAGAAAAACCCGCCGTTGGAGGCCCGGGTGGAGAAGCTCCTGATGGAGCATGAGCTGTTCTTCCATAAGTCCGAGGTGTGGATCGAGGAAGAGAAGATGTACGAAGTGCTATACGAGGTCACGGTTGATCTCGAAAACGAAGAAGACCCGGAAGGGTCGGAAAGTGAGGATAACCCATGAGCAAGAAGAAAAATAAGGTGCGTTTCGGTCTGAAGAACTGCTATTACGCCAAGGCGACCTTCGACGAAGACGGAAACGTGACCTACGCCAAGCCGGTTCGCCTGCCCGGCGCTGTGTCCATCAGCCTGGACCCCGAAGGCGAGAGCGAGAACTTCTATGCCGATGATATCGTGTATGTGGTTCTCAACAACAACGCGGGCTATGAGGGAGACCTGGAACTGGCCCTGATCCCGGAGGAATTCCTTAAGGATATCCTGCATGAGGAAGAGGACGACAACGGTGTACTGCTGGAGAACGCAGACAGCACCTTTGAGCGTTTCGCCCTGCTGTTTGAGTTCACGGGCGATCAGAAAGCGATCCGCCATGTATTCTACTGCTGCAGCGCGTCCCGTCCCTCTCAGGAAGGCGACACCAAGGAAGACGAGAAGGATGTCCAGACCGAGGAACTGTCCCTTATCGCTTCCGCACTGGCCAACGGCTATGTGAAGGCCAAAACCAGTGAGAGCACCAGCAAGGCAGTCTATGACGCCTGGTACGACGAGGTGTATATGCCGCAGATCACCGAGGACCCGGAGGATGAGGAAACCGGCGGGGATGATAACGGTGGGGACAACAACGGCGAAGAGCAGCCTGCAGGCTGACACTGAAACGGCAGGGATGAAATACTCCCTGCCTAATCTACATGAGTTATGAGGAGGAAAAACCTATGGCAGTGACCAAGAAAATTGAAATCGACGGCAGGCAGGTAGAGTTCAAGGCTTCTGCCGCCATTCCCCGTATCTATAGAAACAAGTTCGGCCGGGATGTGTACAAGGACCTGATGGCTCTCAACGACGCCATTAAGGATCAGGATGAAGAGGCTTCCATGCTGGATGGCTTCTCACTGGAGATGTTTGAGGACCTTTCTTTCGTCATGTACTGCGCTGCGCATCCGGATGAGAAGTACGACAGTCCCGACGAGTGGCTTGACCAGTTCGACACCTTCAGCATCTATCAGATCCTTCCGGAGCTGATCGACCTGTGGGGTATGAACATCAAGACCACGGTGCCTGAGAGAAAAAACTGAGGAAGACAGAGCGGCCGATGACGACTGCTCTGTTCATGCTCCGCTGTGTGGAGCTGGGGCTGAATATTGCTGATCTGGATCTGCTGACCATCGGGAGTGTGAATGACATGTTCATGGAAAAATCCCGCGACTCCATTGAGTGGAGAGAACAGGCAACGCAGGGCGACATGGATCGGATATAACTGAAAAAAGTGCGGATTTCCGCAAAAAATTCAGATAGGCCCTGCTGGTGAAAGCTGGCAAGGTATTTTCATGCCCTAATCGGATTTCATCAAATCCGCAGTAAACGGGAATTACTGCGAAAGTCCAGAGGAGGAGAGGATCCAATGCAGATCATCTGTGACAAGTGCAAAGCGAAGATCCATCCGCAGCCGGAAACGCTCCGGGACGGCGAGATTGAACACATCTTCTTCCGCTGCCCGGAGTGCGGTGAGGTGTATCACCTATGCGCCACGGATGAGGCGCTGCGAAAGAGCGTGATGGATTATAACCGCATGGCAGAAATGAACCGGAAGAAGCGCCGGTCAGAACAGTTCCTCCGAAAAGCGGCGGAGCTGAAAGAAAAGAACATCAAACGATGCAGGGAGCTGATGGAGCAATATCCGTTGGCTCCTCTTTTACAGCCCACTGTGGCTGAATAATTCGCTCATGACGGGTAGAAAGGAGGGATCACATGGCCGGTAGGATTCAGGGAATCACTGTTGAGGTTGGAGGAGACACAACTAAGCTCCTGACTGCATTACAGGGCGTCAATAAGGAAATCAAGAATACCCAGTCCCAGCTCAAGGATGTGGAGAAGCTCCTCAAGCTCGATCCCTCCAATACCGAACTGGTCAGCCAGAAGCAGAAACTCCTGGCGCAGGCAATCTCCGAGACCAAGGAGAAGCTGGCGACCCTCAAGACCGCGGCAGAACAGGCCAACGAGCAGCTCCAGAAGGGCGAGATCACCCAGGAGCAGTACGATGCTCTCCAACGTGAAATCCAGGAGACGGAACAGCAGCTCCGCTCACTGGAATCGCAGGCTTCCTCCACCAACGCGACCCTCGCCAAGATCGAGGAGGTCGGCGGGAAGTTTGAGCAGGTCGGGCAGAAGATCACCTCGGCAGGCAAAACGCTCACCACCCATGTGACAGCGCCTATCGTGGCTCTTGGGACGGCGGCTGTAACGACCGCCGCCAACTTCGACGAGGGTATGAGCAAGGTGGCCGCCATCTCCGGCGCGACCGGGGACGATCTGGATGCCCTGCGTGGAAAAGCCCGCGAGATGGGCGCCAAGACCAAGTTCTCCGCAACCGAGGCTGCTTCCGCTTTCGAGTATATGGCCATGGCCGGCTGGAAGACCGGGGACATGATGGAAGGCATCGAGGGCATCATGAACCTCGCTGCGGCTTCCGGTGAAGACCTGGCTACCACGTCCGACATCGTGACCGACGCTCTGACGGCTTTCGGCCTGTCGGCATCCGACTCCGGGCACTTCGCGGACATCCTGGCGGCGGCTTCTTCCAACGCCAATACGAATGTCTCCATGATGGGCGAAACCTTCAAGTACTGTGCGCCTATCGCCGGTGCTCTCGGTTTCTCCGCGGAGGATACGGCGGAAGCCATCGGTCTGATGGCAAACAGCGGTATCAAGGGCAGCCAGGCAGGTACAGCCCTGCGTACCATCATGAACAACCTGACCGGCGAGGTGAAGCTCTCCGGTAAAGCATTCGGGGATGTGACCATCGCCACCACCAACGCGGATGGGTCGATGAGAGATCTCTCCGACATTTTGGCGGACTGCCGTGGCGCTTTCAACCAGATGACCGAATCCGAGAAAGCGCAGGCCGCGGAAGCCTTGGTGGGTAAGAACGCCATGTCCGGCTTCCTGGCTCTGATGAATGCGGCTCCGGAGGATATCGACAAGCTGTCCGAGGCTATCGAAAACTGTGATGGCACGGCGGAGAGCATGGCGAACACCATGCAGGACAACCTGAAAGGTCAGCTCACCATTCTGAAATCCCAGCTGGAAGAGCTGGCGATCTCCTTCGGTGAGCTGCTGATGCCAGCGATCCGCGCCATCGTGAGCAAGATCCAGGCTTTTGTGGATAAGCTCAACAACATGAGCGAGGCGCAAAAGAAGACCATTCTGAAGTTTGCTGCGCTGGCTGCGGCCATCGGCCCGCTGTTGGTGGTCATCGGCACGATCACGTCCAAGGTCGGCACGGCCATGAAGGGCTGCTA